AGCCACCCGCTACTACCAAGGCCAGCCGTTCGGCAAAGAAATCCCGGGGCGCTCCCAGATCGTCTTGACGGATTTGCGGGATACCGTCCTCGCCATGCTGCCCAGTTTGGTGCGGATGTTCTTCCCCACCTCGGGCCATGTGGTCGAATACCAACCCCGCCCGAAGTCCGAGGCAGACATCCAGGACGCCGTGGACTTGGCCGACCAAGCCACAGAGTTCGTGAACGAAGTCGTCTTGGATCAGGACAACAACGGCTTCCTGGAACTGTTCAGCGCGTGGAAAGACGCCCTGGTCCGGAAGCTCGGGACCATCAAATACTGGTGGGAAGACCGCTCGACCTACAAAACCTACACCGGCACCCGCCTGGATGTCCTGCAATTCGAGCAGCTCCTTGCGGACCCGGATATCGAAGTCACCAAGGTCACGGAGATCCCCGACCAAGGCGTCATCTTCCGCGACGTGACCTATAAACAATGGCGCCGCGAAGGCGTGGCCAAGATCGCCTGCGCCCCCCCGGAAGAAATCCTCATTAGCCGAGACGCCCGAAACCGTGAAGACGCCTCGCTGATCGCCCACCGCACGAAGAAAACCCGCGGGGAGTTGATCGCGATGGGCGTCCCGGCCAAGGAGATTGATGAATACGGCGGCGGCGCGGGCGATATCAACCAATCCGTCGAAGAAGTGGCCCGCCGCGGCATCGTCACCACCCAACCCGCGACCGACGAAGCCGCGGAACTGAGTTTGTGGATCGAAGCCTACCCGTATTTGGATATCGACGGCGACGGCGAAGCGGAACTCGTCAAATGTCGCTGTCTCGGCTCAGGATTGCATCTCGTGGGGGACCCGGAGCCCGTCCCGGAGCGTCCGTTTGCCTTTTTCTGCCCCGATCCCGAGCCCCATGTCTTGATTGGCCAGAGTATCAAGGACCGCGTGGGGGATTTGCAGAAGATCAAGAGCATGATCCTCCGCGCCATCAACGATTCCGCGGCCAAAGCCATCGACCCCGATACCATCTATATGGAAGGCGAGGTCAACGCCCAAGATTTGGCCTCGACCGCGCCGAACCGGAACATCCGCACCCAGCAACCCCCCGGCACGGTCATCATGGAGTTCAAGCACGAGTTCGTCGGGGCGGAATTGCTCCCCCTCCTCGGCTATCTGGACTCCGTGAAACAACAGCGGGTCGGGCCGATGCCCGCGACGCTCGATCCCGATGCCTTGCAGAGTACGCCGGAGGTCGGGGTCAAGGCGACCGTCCAAGCCGCCTCGGAACAACTGGAATTGATCGCCCGCATTTTCGCGGGCACAGGCATGAAGCAACTCTTTAAGGGGCTCTTGGGCCTCTTGGTCGAGCACAACCCCAAAGCCCGCCTCGTGCGCCTGCGGAATCAATACGTCTCCGTCGATCCCAAAGCCTGGGATGCTGAAATGGATGTCTCGGTCAACGTCGCCTTGGGCACGCAGGAAAAACTCGGGGTCTTGGTCGCGACCGCCGCGAAACAAGAGCAGATTCTCCAAACCTTGGGGCCGTCGAATCCGCTCTGTGGCATCGGCCAACTGCGCCATACCTACGCCACGCTCTTGGAGCTCCAGGGCTTCCGGGATACCACGAAGTTTTTCTCGGCGGTGCCCTTGGACTGGCAACCGCCTCCCCAACCCCCGCAGCCGGACCCGAACATGGTCTTGGCGCAAGCGGAGATGCAGAAAGCCCAAGCCTCGCTCGCCAAACAGCAGGCGGATTTTCAGATCGCCCAGATTGCCGCGGCGCAAGAGATGGCGAACCTCAAAGCCCAGCTCGCCACGAAAGACGCGGAGCTGGCCCTGGAACGGGAAGGGATGCACCTCACCGACGACCGGGAACGCGACAAGGTAGAAGCCGATATCGCCCTCCGGGCGGCGGAGTTGCAGGCCAAGTACCCGACGAATATCGCCATCAAGCAGCTCGAAGCGCAGATCGCGCGCGAGCAGATCGCGAGCGATGAGAAAATTGCGGCCATGCCTCCCGCGCCCAACGGAGATAAGCCTCCTAAGAAGCGGAAGATGACCGTGCGGGGCTCGGATGGACGCAAACTCGACGTGACGATGGAGTAAGATGGCCGACACCAAGATCCAACTGCCGCCCGATAGCACGGGAGCCTCGGTCGATACGGTCGATGTGACGACGGGTGCTGGCGTCGTCAAGCGGGAAGTCGTCAGCCTCGGGGACCCGACGACGGGGGCGAATCGCGCCGTCGTCACTGCGGCAGGGAAGCTCCTCGTGACGCCCGACTCGGTGGCATTACCCGCCAATCAATCAGTCAACGCGGCGCAACTCGCGGGGACGGCGACGAGCGTCAACTCGGGGACCAAAGACGCGGGGACGCTGCGGGTCGTCCTCGCCACCGATCAGCCGGCACTCACCAACAAGCTGCTGGTCACCCCGGATTCGGTCGCGCTTCCGGCGAATCAATCGGTCAACGCCGCGCAATTCGGTGGGACGAACATCGTCACGGGGGCTGGAGCATCGGGTGCCGGTATCCCGCGCGTGACCGTCTCCAATGATTCGAGCCTCGCCGCGAACCAAAGCGTCAATCTCAATCAAGTCGGCGCTGCGGCGATTACGGAAGGCCAAAAGACGATGGCGGCCTCCATCCCCGTGGTGGTGGCGTCGGATCAATCCTCGCTGCCCGTGACCGTGATCTCGTCGCCGCTCTGTGTCGTCATCGCCCCCGCGGCAAATACGGGCGGCACGATCACCCTGCCGGCGGTGGCGGGGCAGTTCCACTACATCACGGCCATCGAAATCACCCGCAACGCGACCGCGGCGCTTGCGGGCACGGCCACGCTTGCCATCACGACCACAAATCTCCCCGGTGGCGGGACATGGTTTCGCGTCGGGAATCTGATGGTGGCGGGGGGCACACAGAAAGACGTGAACCAGCAGTTCGCAAGCCCGATTAAGTCGAGCGTCGCGAATACGAATACGACCATCGTCTTTCCCGTGCCTGGCGCCGCGGTGCTCTGGACCGCCACCGTCTGGTACTACGCGGCGGCCTAATGGCGACCCTCCGATTTTTCCTGACCTCCTTCAGTGCCTCCGAGCCCTTTACGGACTACTCGGTCAACGTCGTGGCCTCGAATGGGGTAGGCTTTTCCAGCGTGCCCTGTGAACCCGCCACGGTCCAAGAGATTGCCGCGAAAAAGGGGCAGCTCGCCCAGCCGATGTGGGATCAGACGACGGTCGCGGCGGTCTGTGCCGACAAACTCGGCGTCCCCGTGACCGCTGGGCCGGTGACGTGAGTGTTACCCTCAAATGGTTCCTCTTTGGCTGGGGCCCGGTGGGCCCCGTCACGACCACGCCGGCTGTGGGCGGTCGTCCACGCCATCATGCGCGCCCGCGCAAGCCGTGGCCCAAACGCCCCGCAGACCATTGGGACAAAGAGAAGATTCTCACCGCCCTCGCGGCGCTCAATATCCCTCCGACCCCGCCCCAGACCTTCTTGGTCCATGTGGGGCCTTCGACCTTGGTGTCCGATGACGAACTGGTCCTCCTCCTCGGGATGCACGCATGGCTGACCTGACCCCTGAGCAAATCCTTCACCGCGCCAAAGCCGTCGAAGCCTTCATGGCCTCGGATGCCTGGACCGAAGTCCAAGAGCGCATGGAAGAAAAAGCCTTCAAGGCCTTCCGCGCCAAGACCTCGACTCCCGAACTCCGGGAAGCCCTGTGGCAGAAGTGGCAAGCGTTCGAGGAGATGGCGTCGGTCTTCCGCGCCATCGTGGATCGCCATTTGACTTTACCTGAAGAGGAGTAGTATTATGCCGAAGCCTGATCCCAGCGCGACGAGCCCGCTCACCGCTGCGGAAGCCACCTCCAAGATCGCGGGGTTCATCACCGAGTCTGACGATGAGACTCGCCCAGATGCTCCCGCGACTGAACAAGCGCCGACGCCCGACGCCCCGGCGACTCCCCCCGCGCCCCCTCCGTCCGAGCCCGCGGCTACCGAGCCTCCGCCGACTGAGACCCCGACCTATGAAGTCACCGTCGATGGGGAAACCCAACAGGTAGACCTCGACGAACTCCGGGCGGGCTATCAGAAGCACGAAGACTACAAGCGCAAGACGATGGCCTTGGCGGAAGAACGCCGGTCGTTCGAGGCCGAGTCCCAAGCCGTGCAGGCGGAACGCGCACAGTATGCCGAGGGCTTGCGCCAACTCACGCAAGCCTTGGAATCGCTGCAAGGGGAACCCGACTGGGACGATCTCCACGCGAAGGTGGAGCCCGCCGAGTTTCTCCGGCAGAAGGCCGATTGGGAACGCTCCAAGGCCCATACCGAGAAGCTCAAAGGCGAGCAGCGGCGGGTCGAGGCGCAGCAGCAGGCGGACGAGCAGCAACGCTATCTGGCCTACGTCCGGGGCGAGCAAGACAAGCTGAAAGTCGCGCTCCCCGAATGGTCAGACCCCGAGCGAGCCAAAACCGACGCCGCGAGACTGCGCGCCCATGCGAAGACCTACGGGTTTACCGACAGAGACCTGGATAGTGTCGTGGATGCACGCACGATCCTCCTCCTGCGGGATGCCCTGAAGTACAAGGAACTCCAGCGGGAGCCGAACGCCTCTGCGAAGGCGAAGACGCCCGCCATTCGGACGGCGAAGCCCGGAGCGACCCCTCCGCCTCCGCCTCCAAATGCACGCCAACAGGAACTGATCCAGCGCGCAGCGCAGAGTCACCGGCTGCGGGATGCCGCGAAAGCCATCGAAGCGCTGTTGCCGGATTAAGGAGCTGGTATGACGATCATCGCGAACACGACCCTCGTGTTCGACATCAAAGGCGTCCGAGAGGAACTCTCGAACGTCATCTACAACCTGAGCCCTGAGGATACCCCGTTCATCTCGAACGCGGGCCGGGACTCGGTGGACAACACGCTCTACGAATGGCAGCGGGACGCTTTGGCGGCGGCGGTCTCCACGAACGCCCAACTCCAAGGCGATGACATCGCGGCCTTCGATGCCGTGACGGCCACCGTGCGGATGGGGAACCGGACGCAGATCAGCCGGAAAGCCATCATCGTCGCCGGGACCACCAACGCCGTCTCGACGGCAGGTCGCAAGCAGGAACTCGCCTACCAGATCACCAAACGGTCGGCGGAAATCAAACGCGATATCGAGAAGAACGCCCTCGACAACGTGGGCGCCGTGGCCGGCAACGGCACGACCGCCCCGAAGACCGGGACGATGGGCGCCACCATCGGTTCTATCGATGGCACGAACGTCTCGATGGGTGCTGCGGGGACGAACCCCACCGACGCCCTGCTCTTTACCGATCCCCGGAACGATGGGACCCAGCGCGCCGCCACCGAAGCCTTGCTCAAGGTGGTGCTGTCGGGCGTGTGGGTGAACGGGGGCAGTCCCGACACGATCATGGTAGGCCCGTTCAACAAGTCGGTCTTCTCGGGCTTCGCCGGGATCGCGACCAAGACGTACTTCCAGGAAGCCGCGCGTCCGGCGGCCATCATCGGGTCGGCGGATGTGTACGTCGGGGAGTTCGGTACGTATTCCATCGTTCCGAACCGCTTCCAGCGGGACCGGGATGCCTG